AAGCCTTGCCTGAAAACTTCTCAATGTTTGAGAGCCTGATTAAAAATTTCAGTATCTATCTTGGGCAGACAATCAAAAGTCCGCAAAAGTTAGCCAAAATGATGGCAAACAAAGCAAAATTACTTGCTGAAATATTAGAAAAAGCAGTAACAAATGACGAAGATACGCAGGAAGACAGTACTCTAAAAGCTCACTTTGAAGGCTTTAAGCAGATTCTTATTCATGATATTAAGCCAAAAGGTTTTGCCGATGTATATGCTCAGACCATTGCTTATGGAATGTTTGCAGCCCGATTGCATGACTCAACTCTAAAAACATTCTCACGACAAGAAGCTGCGGAACTGATTCCAAAATCGAACCCTTTCTTGCGTAGACTCTTTGGTTATATTGCAGGTCCAGACATTGATGATCGTATCAAATGGATTGTTGATAGCCTTGCAGACATTTTCTTGCATTGTAATGTTGAGGAAATCTTAAAGACTTATGGGCGTTCAACACGAATGAACAACCCGATTATTCATTTCTATGAAACTTTTCTAAGCGAATATGACCCTAAAGAACGTAAAAAACGTGGCGTATGGTACACACCTGAACCTGTGGTTGATTTCATTGTTCGAGCAGTAGATGAAGTTCTTAAAACTGAATTTGGTCTTTCAGAAGGACTAGCAGATACAGCTAAAACTACTATTAAAATTAAAAACCCAACAACTGATAGACGACATAAAGACGGCTATATCACAACAGACAAAGAAGTTCATAAAGTTCAGATCCTTGATCCTGCCACAGGTACAGGTACATTCCTTTCCCATGTCATTAAACACATCTATCAAGATTTTGAAGGTATGCAAGGGATATGGAGTAACTATGTAGAAAAAGATCTGATACCACGTTTGAACGGTTTTGAATTGCTTATGGCGAGTTATGCAATGGCTCACTTGCAGCTTAACTTATTGTTATCAGAGACAGGTTACAAACCACAAGGAAATACTCAGCAACGACTGAAAGTTTATCTCACCAATAGTTTAGAAGAAAGTCACCCTGATACTGGTACTTTATTTGCGAATTGGCTCAGTGCTGAAGCAAATGAAGCGAACCATATTAAACGTGATACACCTGTCATGTGTATTATTGGAAATCCACCTTATAGCGGAGAAAGTGCTAATAAAGGTGAATGGATTATGAGTTTAATGGAAGACTATAAGAAAGAGCCAGGTGGAAAAGAAAAATTAAAAGAAAAAAATTCTAAATGGATTAATGATGACTATGTAAAGTTCTTAAGATATGGTCAGAATTTTATTGAAAAAAATGGAAGTGGTGTACTTGCTTTCATTAATCCTCATGGCTTTTTAGATAATCCAACATTTAGAGGTATGCGCTGGAATCTACTTAAAACTTACGACAAGATTTATACCATTGATCTTCACGGTAATGGGAATAAAAAAGAAGTTTCTCCAGATGGAAGTGTAGATAAAAATGTATTTG